CTTGCATAACCATTTCTTTTATTTGTTTCTTGGAAGTAGGTCGCACCATAGCGCCTGTTCCATTATCAACGAATATGCCTTGCATATTGCTCCTCTCTACCAGTTTTTTCCAATCATGACACGCCATTTATGGAAATTATCTTTGGCATTTTCATGCCTTATACACATTTGCCACCAGGTCTCGAAGTCGCACCACCCACAAGTCTTTCTATACTTCAGATGGTGCCGACACTTCGTACCTGGGACCTTGAAAAAGTCTGCGGCAGTCTTTCTCTTGGCCCTAGGCATTACTCTTCCTCTTTACGAGCGTTATACTCCTCTGTGGCTTTAGCTTTCATACTATTGCCTTCTTCCACAGTAATACCAGCTATTTCACATAGCCTCTCGTAAATAGTTGCGGTAGCATTTCGTGCCCATGTACCGCGTCCCGATATCCAACTATGTTGGGCTAAGTCAGCGCCAATGACGCCTCCAAACCAACTTAATATAGCCTTGTTATCTATACCTTCTAGGTATTCAACAGGTTTACCTTCAACAAATATTGTGGATTTATAATCTCCACCACTATAATGTTTTTGGTTCATGTGTTGGATATGTTTTTTACCGATACCAGCGGCTTTGCCCCATGTTATATAGTCCTTCATGTTATATATATCATGACCAGAACCAAATATGAAACTGTCCTCGTATGATTGGTTGAGCAGGGCTAATGCCTGCTCTTTGCCAATCTCTGGTATCTCTACCTCTTTATTCACTTGCCTCAAGAACTGCAGGTCGGTTATCAAATTTATTTATGATTGTACCTTCCTCTAAGTTCATGAGCATGAAAAGGCTTTCACTTTTGCCGGCTTGCATAGCCTCAACAAAAGATAGCCATTCGGATTCAGCGTTCTCCAATGAAAAATATTCATGTTCCACATCGGTTCTAACAGAACCGTCATAGTAATGACCTATTTTCACAATGGCGAACTTAATCTTTCCTTCTCCCATTGCTTTTCTCCTATAATTACGGGATCAGAAGGCGTATATCAGGCATTAAAAATATATCACCAGGCGTGTCGGCATTTCTGCCTCTTTCGCCAGGCGATACTCGGCGATTAACCGTTTTATTTGCCTTTTTGCTTTCTGTTCCTCTCTCGTATTCGCCTTGTATAAATACAAAGCAGGCCTTAATCTCTGCTCTAAAACCTCAGGTTCTATCGCAAAGACGCCTTCATCAGTTTTGGTCTTGGCGTCAAATGCCTCGCTAAATAAAAACTCGGCAACAGTCGCCTGACCGTGGTTAAACTCAGTAAAACCGGCTTTTCTACGCCCATTTACCTGAAGTATAACCTCAATGCTCATCGTTCGGGATCCCCGACCAAAAGCAAATCTCCAAAATCACTAATTCTCGTTTTCGGTAGGGAAAAGTATATCCCTATAGGGATATATACTTTTGACCTGCCGATAACTCGTTGAAAAATTAGTGGCTTACAAAACTTGACAAGGGATCCCAATTGGTGTAGGGTAGTCCCATGCTTAAATTTTATATCCAAATCGTTCTCCATAATTTTAATCTCTCTTGGTATAATTTTACTAGCAATGGCACTTGGTTTCAACTGCCAAAGCCACTAAAATCATTAGCTAAATGGTTCAAACATTTCCTCGGCCTCGCTATCAGTCAGCTTGGTCAAGAAATACGGTTGAATTTTAGTAGGATTAAAGAAAATATGGCCGTCAGTCGTTCTAACAACCGTAATGGTTTTACGATTGATTTTATCGACCTTGCCAAGTCTTTCGGATTCTCTAAATTGGATTTTGACCCAATCACCAACGCTAAAAGTTTCTTTAGCCGCTTGGGCAACAAGTTCCGCTCTATCATGAACGGCTTTGTTGACCTCAACCAAATCATTTATGTCGTTGGCATTGTCAATCCAACCAAGAACTTCGTCCTTAGTTAGTTCCTGCATATCACCTCCTCTTATGCTTTATATCTGGAATTTATATCCACTAAATATTGGTTAATATACTCTGTGCCTGTGCAACATTGGCAAAAGACCAGATTATCAATCGGTCCATGTTCACCTTCGTTAATGTTATCCACGCACTCACCACAAACTGCGGTGCTATAGCCTATACATTGAATTGATATAGGCACTCCATCCTCATCTCTCGTTTCCATCATGGTATTACAGAAATCACATAGGAATATTTCACCTGGGTCAGGCATAGCGATAACATTCCAACCTTTGGCTCTTAATTTATCATTAGAACCATCGGTTTCGCTTATCATCATCGCGGCCCGACTGTTAAATCTGTGCATTAATGGATCCGATATAACTAAATTGGATTCTTGCACTCCGTCTCCTCTCTTATATTTTGTATTCTTCCATTTCGGATGGCGTATAGAACATGGAGACAGTTAATGAACTACCCCAGTCCAACTCATCGAGGTTATTTCTTTTCAAACTAACCTCTGCCATCTTTAAAATGGCTATTAAATTGGTTAATTCCCTCACATCTTGGATATGAAGGCGATTAACACCATCACCAAAGCCTAATGCAAGAGTACCAACTTGGTCTCTGTCAATATTAACCTTAATTCGGCTATAATTCTTGACAAAACCAGCTGGTGTCTGATTAGGTTTGGTGTAAATTAGCTCATTACTGGCCATTTATACTCACTTTCCTGAAATCTTGTGGCTGACGGATGCCAGTGTCGCTTGGCACCCATCACATAGCCTTACATACATGCCAAATCGATATGGATTGCGTATCACTATGCCACATCGGTTGCAAATGTATGGATTATCTACCCTCGCCACAAGTTTTCCTTCTTATATTGTTTATTGTAGGCTCTAATAGCGGCAAAACCTGTCTTATCGGTGTACCGCAGCCTCTGTTTATGCTCATCTTTCGGTGCCTTTCGGCTTTTCATCATTTTTCGTGCCTGTGCTGGTCTTACTGGTGATTTACGGTATAAATCACAGGTAAAACACTTACAACCCGCCATCGAAATTCGCTTTCGGCTTGACTGGCTTGGTACGAACTGTGCCATAGGTTCATCTTTGACAATGCACCATTACCATTGTTTTTGATTTGGCATTTGAGAAAATACCTAAGGTAAATAAGTCACCCTCATTACATTGTGGGCACTTATTCTTGGAATCAGGCATGCTAACCTACTTTCTCTCTCTTATACTACCATTATAACAGAGTGGCTAACCGTATTCTACCTATAATCAAAATAGTGGGTAGGCACTTTGTATGCCTGGCCGCACGAGTTAGTTGCACCTACCACGGGCCCACCTCAAAAAATAAGCTGATAGTTGGAACCATCATAGAATACGCAGGAAAGAGGCACTATTTTAACAGGGCTGTCAGGGAATTAGTGCCTCAATCCTTAATTGCTACTTCTTGGCTTTGGTCTCAGCGTTCTTTTTCACGGTTCTGGTATAATGCTCTGTGGCTGCTTTCACAACCTCATCTGGCAAGTACCAGCGTGAATTTTTGGCGTCTAAAGGTCTTGTATAGTTCTGGCGTAACCAGGCTCTCAAGCTCTTAGGACTAACGCTGAGGTTCTCTGCAAGTTCTGTAGGTGTAATGCCTGTTGGCTCAGCTTTAGCGGCTTGCTTTGGCTGTGCTTTAGGCTCTTTTACTGCCTTATCACTCACGGTGTCACCTCGCTTTCTAATAGTTTACCTACTATTATAAACAGAACGGCAGCCACTTCGCAACTGTTTTAGCCACTATTTGCCCTGGCATACTCCTGGATAGCAGTACCTCTCATTTGTAGGCAAACTTGTCAAATTGGCTAATAAAAAAGCGGTATTTTCACTTGACAAGGTCATCTCATTTTGCTAGCCGGAACCTCAAGGGATTGACTGGGACTTCGGCTTACCGCAAGGCGGGAACCGCAAGGACCCGGGCCGGCTCACCGCAAGTTCGGTGCCAGAAGGGTCCTCCCCCACACAAAAAGAAAAGGCGAACCCTGAACTTCCTAGAGGATCCGCCCGTTAATTAAATTGACTGATTGTCTTTCTGGTGAGTGTGTATCTCGACACATTGACACACACTCACCTATAGTTTATAGACATAGTGGAGCTTTCACACGGTCTCTCAACTCGATAGCTTAATTATCGAGTGAAGTGCTTACGGGCACGATTAGCAGTCTTGCTATCGATAGCCCAGGCAGTTGATTTTGCCTCAAGCTCACGACTAGCGTTCTTGCGTAACCATGCTCGTAAAGTCTTAGGAGAAACATGTAGTTCCTCAGCTAAGATTTTAGGAGTTAATGAATTACTCATCATATCACCTCGCTCTCTGCTGAAATTACAGCGTAGTTAATGAGTTTAGAGATTTTAAACTTTAGCTCTCTCTCAAAACTCTCTTACTTAATATTATCATTTCGATAGATATAGTAAATTGAAAAATAGGGAATTTTCTTAATTGATAATTACACTCTTAAAAATAATTTTATTTTTTATGATAAATTTAGTGCTTGAACTCTATTTTTGACTAAGCATTTAAATTTCTTTTATGTAGCGGCAACTGTACCAGCCTCGGGGAATATCCTGGATTTTGAGTTGTAAAAAAAGTGAGTGCCTACTATGCTATTGCTAGTATAGTAGGCTTGTAGATGATAATGACTGCGAGGTGATTATTCTGAAACTACAATCTCACTACAATAAATATAACATATATGGCTAAGAAAGTAAAGAATAAATACCCACAACATGAGAGTGGTAAGCATATAGATAATGAACCTGAGGTAAAAGAGTTCTTTTATCAGAAGGTCCGACAAGGTATGAACCCATACCAAGCTGGTGAATTAATGGGTATAGGCCGTTCATTAACCAAAAGATTAATGGACAACATGAAAGCCACGACACCGAATAAAAATGCCACTACTGATGAAGTGGCTGAGATGATGAGTAGTGGTGAGATTACCACTGATAGCGAATATCCGGATCCCAAAAAATATGAAAATTTAAATGACGCCGCACAAAGAGCCTACAATGATTTCGCCTATTTTAGACAAAGGTATTTCAATAGACGCCACATTTCCTGGCAAGTAGAGATGTGTGATATTTTGATGAAGTGGATAAAAGAAGGTCAGGACTCAAAAGAGGCCGATGTTCCTGAAGTAATTAAAGGTATGATTAATACACCACCAGGTGGAGGTAAGACCACAACAATTACTCACGACTTTGTGATATGGCTGATATGTAGAAATCGTAATGTTCGTATCGGACTTGGTTCAAGAACTACAGGTCAGAGTGAAAAGTATGTAAGGCGAGCAAGAACCACACTAGAGAAAAATGTTTTGTTAAATATGGAGTTTGGTAGATTTAAACCAGCAGAACCAGAACTATGGCGTAAGGACGCATTTGTTGTAGATGGTGTAGAAGGTCACCAAGCCAGTTTGCATTATAAATTAGCAATGGCTGGATTTGACCCCGACAGTCCGGAAGTAATAAAAAGATTAGAGGATCCAACAGATGATATACACGATATATTAAAACAGTTGGAAAGTGTATTCGTAACCGGTGAAAAAGAGCCAACTTGTTCTGCTTTATCTCAGGACATGGGTTTTCTAGGTGGCCGTTTTGAAGTTAACCTATGGGACGACTTGTGCGATAGGTCTAATTCGAGAACGGCCGAACAAAGAGAAAGTTTAACAGAATGGTGGCACGCTGAGGCAGAATCCCGTTGTGAGCCAGGTGGAATTGTAGCATTGATTGGTACAAGATTTGGTAAGTATGATTTATACCGACATTGTAAAGAATTGGTGTATTCAACAGATGATGACTTAGATGAAATGATTATGCAAAATGTTTCAGCCAATATGACACCAGAACAAATACAAGCGGCCAA